ACTAGCCGTCGTGTTCGTGAAACTGATAGCGGGCCACGTTTTTCCGGCACCGAGGTTCATCGTGCGAATATTCGTCGTGTCCCCGCCTATCTCTATGCTCCAAGGGTTCGTGCGGTCAATAGTCAGATTCGTTACCGTCGTCATATTCCACACCGTCCCCGTGCTCGTTACCGTCCACGTGCCTGACCCCATCGTCAGGGTGCGCACGTTAGAATTAGTGGAAGAAAACGTTGTCACGGTTACATTGAAATTATTGGCGTTAAGCGTCCCGTTCGTAAGCGTCAATGCGGCGGATGAACTAAATGCGTCCTGCAGAGTCAGAGTCCCGCCGAACATTGCAACGGTAACATTCCCGGCAAATGTCCTGCCCGCGGTGGTGAATTCAAACGCCCCGCGCCCGTCAAACGAAATCGGTTGAAGCATCGTAAACGTCATCCCGGACACCAAGGTGAGCGAACCATAGAAAAGGGAGGCTGTCCCGGCACTGATGAGGAACGTCGGCGTCTGCCCCTCGCTGTAGCCGCTCCAATCAATGGATTTCCCGGCTCTTATCATATCCAACGTAACGGTCTGGCTAGTGCCGCTAAACGACCCGTTGTCAAACGTGACATTATCCTGCGGCAGAGGCACGCGGCCGTTCGCCGCCCCGCCGGATGAAGTTGACCACTGGGTAGAATCCGACCACGAGCCCGTATCGCCTATCCAGTAATTCGTCTGGGCCGTGGTGAAAGTCCAGTCCGCCGAGTTGCCCCCTGCGTCGCCGGAACCGCCCGTAATGGCGGAGATGTCAGTGGCAACCGAAGGGGTAGTATCACTAAAATCCGCGTTGGCAAATGTCCCGCCGTTAATCGTGATGGTGCGGGCCGTCCCCAACAGATTGGATTGGATGATTAGTCTGTTGGCCGTGGAATTTCCCGACACTGTCTTGCCGTTTAAGTCCAAAAAATTGCCGTTTAATGTCAGCGAGATACCCTTTGATGCCCTAAAGGACAGATTATCGCCCAAGGTGGTGGTGCCCGCGGACAGAGTTAGTTGGTTAATGAGCTTGCCGCCGGTCGTGAATGTGCCGGTCGCGGACAGAGCGATGATGGCGTTGACCGATGGCGTATAGGTCATACCGGAGACTAGAGTCACCGACCCCGCCACCGTGAGTGTGATATTGGTCTGGGTCAGGGTGCCGGTGTAGCCGGTGGCGTTTAGGGACTTGACGGTATGCGCACTGGAAACGACCGAATCGCCTGTTCCCGAATTCCCATCAAAAAAGACGTCATCCGCCGAACCTGGCACAGAAGCGTTATTCGCCCCGCCGGATGTCTCCGCCCAATTCGTATTGCCCGTTGCGATCCAGCTAGTAAAAGCCCCGCCCCCGACCCAGTAACGGGAAGCGGCCTCGGCCGCAGACGATTTCAAGCCAAAACCCAAAACCACGAAAGCAAACAGCAGTAAAATTTTTTGGGAAGTTTTCATTTCAGCTTCAAATTTATTTCCTCTAATTGCCGTTCCAGTTCTACTTTCATGGCTTCAAGTTCCTCGATAATTGGCTCGACAAACGGAACGGGATTATTGATTACAAAAATCCAGTTGTCAAATCGTTTCTGCTTTTCTGCATCTATGTTCGCTTGAGTGAGATTCTGATACTCATCAGTTGTGAAATACAAAGCGTCCTGATAGGATTTGCCATCTTGTTCCATTCGATATTTAATCTGCACGGAAATCGGATCGGTCACATTCGGATTAACTAGATAAGTCGGCTTTGGCGCGACTTCAATTCCCGCGGCGAATGCCACCGGGATAAGTAAAGCTATAAGTTTTTTCCAATGTTTTCTGAACATATTATTCACACGCTCCCGCTTCTGTGATCAAAGTACTCGCTCCGCTTAGATAAGTGCGACTAACCCCGTCATCCGTTTCCCATTCAATACAGCTATATTTCGTCGTTTCACCATTTCCGATTCGCAGAGTAGAAGTCGAAGTATCAGTGTCCGATCCGGCCACGACAATCGTGGACGTAGCCGTGCCAGTAAGTACCGATCCCGCTTCGTCGAGTGTAAACAAATCCGTACCCGCGTCAGTCAAGATATGGATAAACTTGCCGACAAAGGCTGTAGCATTGTAGACAAATTTCATAAACGCGCCAGTAGTCATCGAAGACGAAGAAGCTGTCAAAAAATTCTGATAAGTTATTGTGGAAGAACTAGTCATAAATGCCCCGCCTATAAGATTAAGCTTCGTATTCACATTTAGGGTATCAATCAGGGAAGAGGTGGCATTGACAGTGGCCGAGCGCAGATCCGAGAAAACATACAGTCCCGTGCCCGTGTCCCCGGTGTTTAGAAGATACGAATCGGCAATCTCCGTGGCGCCGATGCAGTCCGTGCAGGTCAGGTCATCCACGATTAAAGCCCCGCCGGAAACAGTCAGACCAGTTCCCCAAGAAGTGATGATATCCTCTATGCCAAGCTTCAAATTATCTACAACGGTTGTGGTGGCATTCAGCACGGTTGTTCTCAAATCCGGCAGGACAAAAAGTCCTGTGCCCGTATCACCCGTGTTTAGGATGAACGAATCATCCACATCTATTTCCAGGGTCCCCGCCCCCGTGGTACACGTCAGGTTGTCGGCACAATTGAGGGTCGCAAATATGGGATCAGCCGCAGAAGAGCCGATAAGTAACTGGCCATTTGTACCGACAGAGAGAGCCGTGATTGCGTCTGTGCCAGAGCCTACCAGTACGCCGTGATCCGTGAGCGTGGACGCTCCCGTGCCGCCGTTGGCGACGGTCAGATCATTGGTCAGGGTCAGGGTGTCGATAAGGGAGGAAGTGGAGTTCAATGTCGCCGCTCGCAGATCAGGGAGAATCATCAAACCGGTAGACGTGTCGCCGCTGTTCAAGAGATAGATGTCTTCTATCTCCGTGGCATTGAGACAGTCGGTGCAGGTCACGTCCACCACGCGCAGGTCGCCCCCGTTGTTGTCCAGAGTCGCGTCGTCCGTGAGAGAGTCGAAGGTCTGCGCGTCGATAATCAAACTGGTCCCGACTTTGATGGTAGTCGCTTCAAAAGTAGTCAGGTCGAGAGTGGTGGTGGCATTGAGAGCGGTATTGAATTGCGTCTGAAATCCCGCTTGAGTCGTGGTGGCATTATAGAGAGTGTTCCAAGCAGTGGTGAACCCCGCGCCGGACAGGGAATCAGGCACGACAAGCGAGGTGATTGTTGAAGACGCGGAAACAATAATTCCCACCGTAGTTGATGGCACAATAAAGGTCTGATCCGTACCAAAGTTCCAATTTGACCCTGAACCCCCGCCCGTAGCGTCATCCCCGCAGGCAAACAGTCCGGCCGCGTTGGTGTCGATTGTATTGCAGGAGATAAGGCTTGGCACGGTCAGAGCGCCGGTTACCCGAAAAGCCGCGTCAATGGTTGAGCTTGCTTTAACGAAAATTCCCGATGCCGTGGAGGTTGGAGTGATGGCGTTGGTAAACAGAGATTCCCAAGCCGCCCCGCCACCGGATCCCGAACCGCAGGCCGCCCCCGTACCCGCCACAAGACCATTTGTGTCTGCCTGCAAGCATTGGGTCGAGCCTGTAATGGAATTGATAGTCAGGGCCCCGGTCACGGTAACCGCGCCATTGAAACGAGAAGTGCCAAGCACGCCTAACGTCGTAGTAGGCGCGGATGTGCCTATTCCCAGCCGGGCCGAAGTATCGCATAACGCCCAGCCCGTCGAGATTTTGCAGAAAGCCGCCGGCGTTGTCGGACTGCCCCCGCCAGTCGGCGAGGTTTGCGCCTCGGCGTAAAATCCGACGAGCACAAATAATCCGAGAAATAACCCGAACAAAGACCCAAAAAGATATTGTTTGAGTTTGGTGTCAATCATAAAATCATTATCGCGTCCTTAATTGTGATGTAGCCGAAGTCCGTGTTATCCGCGTCGGAATTGATCGCGTAGAGCGACAAAGTAACATTCCCGACTCTCGTTGTATGAGTGGCAATCGCGGTGCCGGCCTGTTTGAAGATGATATAGGTTGGTCCCCACTCGATCTCAAAAACTTGCTCCGCCGCTTCCCCGCTCCACGTCAATGTCGTGGTCTGCGCGTTTCCGCTCTCATCATAAGATACGGCCCGAAAAGTCGTTCCTGTTATTTCGAAATAGATGGAGCCGATCGTCGGAGATGAAGGATTGAGCAGTCCCCATTTTTTCGCTTCGCCAGCGGAGGGCGTGGTCGGCACATTGATCGCGAACCGATAAATGCCGTAGAGGAATTGCGTATAAGACGAAATGTTCCCGCCAGAAGCCAGCCGGAGCTTATCCGAGGCCACTGACACGGTTGCGGCAATTTCTTTCCAGAAAGACGTGTCAAATCCACGATTGATAACATCATACGTCATGCCGCGCGTCGTAACCTCGCGGCCTTTTTCATCTTTATTTGTCGCCGGATTCGCCATATGAGGTTTTCTTAAGTTTTAAGGCTCTTGAATTTTTGCTACCGCGTCAGCCCACAACCCCAGATTATTCGAAGCCGTTCCATCAACCGCGTTGAAAACAAAACGCATATAGTCAGACTGGACATTATCGAAACGGATCACTTTGCCGACCAGATTACTGGCGGTTGTGGTTGTTGGGCGCCAGAGATGAGCAGGAGTCGTGGAGCTCTGCAAATAATTATCAAACTCCACGTCCGGATTCCGCGCAATAACATTTTCACCATACCAGTCAATATTATTGGGGCTATATTCGACCTTGAATTGCAAAGTGCTCTCCGTCGAGGATGGCGTGACCAAAAGGTGCAGATCCACGCTTTCCGCGCCGTTCGTGAGATAACTTAGGGTCGTCGTCGCGTGCTCTGACGCGGAACTTGCCTTTTTCAGATAGGCAAGCGTCGAGGACGCAGTTTGAGTTTGGTGATGCTCAAACCTCGGCGGATTGGCGTCCACTCTCATTTTGGTCACGAGCAATATGACTAGTGCCGCGGCTATGATCGCGACAGCCGTCCAAGTCAACCGGTTGAAAAGTAGTTTTAGATTCATAATTTTTTCCTTTAATTTTTAAGATTTAACGAATAAATTGTGATGCAATTTGGCGTAATACCTGTCGGCCTCGTCAAGATTGACTTTCTCCGGATCCATGCGGTAGACCGTGCCGACAATCCCTTCCCGTAACTCCCTGGACAAAAAGCTCAACCACAACAATTTTCTCATCATTTTCCACGTACCGCGCAACCGCTTGTCGATTTCCGCTTCCTCCATAATTGATAACAACCGAAAAAGTTCTTTATAAGGATTCTGGCGGAAATTCTCCTTGTTGAGCTGACCGAAAGTGTACTGGAAGCGGTAACGGTACGCGTCGTCAAACTCCAAAACCATACAGATTATATCACGGATTCTATGGAGCCGGCCTTCTCCCACGCGAATTGTTTCATCCATTGCCTGATACAGTTCCCGCACACTGACGCAATACCGTCCTGGAATGAGCTTGTGCGGTTTGAGCGCGATATTGATGTTTTCAATGAGCCCCCAGAATGATATCATCAGCCGCTTTCGAAACAGCAGGAAGAAAATCATGAGCGCCCATTTTCCCCGAAAATCCGCGAAACCGCGCAGAAGCCCCATAACCAGCTTTTTGATGTCGTCAATTTTCTCCACAGTATCCGCGTAGGGAAAACCCTTTTGCGGGAACTTCTCGTCCACGAAATACGAATAAATTCCGCCAGTCGTGGGCAGCCGGATTTCCGCCAATTCCTTGAAATGCGCCTGTGTGTTCGGAATGACATTCGTCGGATTGCCGCGCATACGGATTTCCGACAACGTGAATCCGATCAAATCCTGTTTCGTTAAAACAATGGATTTCGGTTCGCTCATAATTTCGCGTAAATTAAGGCAAAGGCAATAATGCCGAGGATAATTTTCGCGTATTGAATGATTCTTTCTTCGCGTCCCATATTTTTCGCTCCTATCCTACCTCCCCAAACTTCGGGAGGTAAGGAAAAGCAAAAGCTTTAAGTCGCGATCGTAACATTCGCCTCGTCAGACAGTTTTCGGAATTTGATGTGGATCGTAACGCTGCCTTCTCCCAAACCGGCCCCGGCCAGATTGTAAATCATCAGTCTCTTGCCTTCTTCCAGGATTGTCGGTTGGTTTAATCCGTCTCTGGTGATCAAGGGATCATTCATTCCCACCGAGTTGGCAATCAGGAGTTCGCGCATCGCGGTCATGCTCATCACCATCGAGGTCCCGACATTCGGGACTCCTACGGCAAACACCACCGAGCTGCCGAAATTGTTGGTGCAGATAATCCTGGTGGTGCCGCCATTGCTTAATCCGCCTCCTGTGCCATTCTGGTCGCTATTGCCTCTGATGATAATGTCCTCAATCAACAATTCGCCTCCTTCGGAGAGATTGGTGAGATTTATACCGGGGTTTGCCTGTTGAGTGGTTCCCTGGGCCGGAATGGCGACTGACAAAACCGTAGTCTTGAGCCAGAAGGTCGCGCCGAGCGTTGACTTCGCGAATTCTCTGGCCGCGTACCCTAACCTTTCCGCAAAATTTCCCATAATGTTTTTTCCTTGAGAACGGGCATAGCAGGCGCCGCTCTTGCCTGACCCGTTTTAGTTATTGATCAAAGCGGCTGTTTGTTTTTTGGTTCAACCAAAAGCAATTCTAACAACACTCAACCAACGGCAATCCAATCGAGCTGTTCATTTATTACATTTACATCCGTGTCGAGACCGATCGTAAAGCCGCTTTCGGAAGGCGTGATGCCGAGCGTGGTAACAACGGTGATGTCTCCCGCCAGAGCGCGCTTGAGCGCCGAGGCGTCGGCCATACCTTCATACCACTCAAAGCTCGAACTCGATGCCGCCTCGTTTATTACCCTTACCCAACGCGGCTTGAAGCCGCAGGTGATTTCAATTGCCGCGGCCGTGGAGCTCGTCAAATACCGCCCGACGGCGACATTCACGACTCCGCCGCTATTTGTCAATGTTTGTGTTACTGCCATGAAATTAAATCCCTTTTAATTATAAGATTTTGACTATTCCAACTCCGGCTTTTCGCCGGAATTGAATCTGGTTCGGTGCTGCAAGGCGACATTCGCATCCTCTTCCATTTGCCAGAGGAAATTCGCCACAGTCCGGGGCACCACGACCCGCTCCCCTTTTCGGATATGCAGGTGGTAGCCATTGAGGCCAATACTTTTCACTGTCCCGATTTTCTCGCTGTCCTGGCGGTTGATAAAAACTGTCTCAACCTTGCCCCTCGCCACTTCGTCCGCGAGCTTGGCCTTCATCGCTCTGGCCTTCTGGCTCATGAGCTGGGGCGGCTCTACCACTTCACTTTGCGGCCTCACCGGCGTTCGGGGTACAGCCGATGACTCATCATCGGCTGCCGATTCGTCTGACGCTTCCTCTTCTTCCTCTTCCGCCTCCTCTCCATCTGACTCATCATCGGCTGCCGATTCGTCTGACGCTTCCTCTTCGCTTGGGATTACCGGGCCGCCGCTATTGGCTTGCAGGATGGAAACGAGCTCGGGTTTGCTCAAATCTTCCCATCCTTCGATCCCCTGCTTTTCGGCAAGGGCGCGAAGTTCGGCGACTTTCAATTGTGCGTAATTCATCATACTATCGTTGGTTAATTATTTCAATCTCATGTAACAGCGTGCTCAATCCGCAGAATGAAGTTATCATTCAGAATCACGGCGACAAACGTGGCTTTCCAGCCGGAGGTTTGTCTCTGGTTCAAAGGATCAGCCGCGCCCGCGGATCCAAGCGGTTTGACGATGTTGTGCATCGCTTCGCCGGAAATCCGGGAAATGGCAACGGCTTCAGCGCCGAAAATCAAAGTTCCGTACACATCTATCGAACCGGAACCGCCGGCACTGAACACTGTCGCGTTGGTCGTCTCGACAAAACGGACTTCATCGAGCGCGCCGACTTCGCCTTCCATGGCTTGCTTTTGGCCATATTCCTCAACCCGGACAAAACCGGAAAGCTGTTTCAGATCATGAGTGGTATTCGGGTGGACAATACCGACAAAGCACGCGTCAACCGGGCTGGTGTTAAAACCTGTCGAGGGATTGACCATACTCGTCAATTTTCTGGTATTGCTGTTTTTGAGGTCTTTGACCCCTTCCAGAATCTCGGCCCGGGTGATTTTCATGGCCGAGGTAATTGCCGTTCTGGCTGTCGCTGTGGACGCGTACTGGACATTGCTGCCGGCCCGCATGACATTCCGGGTCAGCTGATCCAGCGTGTTACCGGCCTGATCGCCCAAAACTTCCGCCGTCTCGGTCAAAATTGGATCAAGCGTGGTAAAGAGCAATTTATCGGTCAACGTAACATAATCACCATCAATTTGTTACTGCCCCTCGCGGGGCGGATAGGTCGTCTCCGCCTATCTCTTGCCATCGCTGGCAAGTTCAGAATATCGCTTCATCCTCTCGGATGCCTTTTCGCTTATTTCGTTGCGGCCACTCCGCGGACATTGAGCTTCTTTATATTTCTATAAAGCTCCTCACGTCTGCGTATTTCCTGTGTAGATAAAAAACGAGGTTCTATATGCCCACTCTTATATTTATTGAGATTTTTTGATCTTCTGGCTCTCATTAAACAAGTGGCGCATAGGTTGTATCCATGTATCTTTTTTACTGATTGGCACTCTTGACATTTTCTTACAAGTAACTGACCTGTCCGAAAATTAGTGTTTTCAATAAATTCTTTGAGAATTTTTGCCTGATTTTGCTTTTCAATTAAATAAGGCATAATTTTCTCTAATGCTTTCAGTATTTTTTCTCTGCCAGAGATTCTCCAGCGATACATTTGTTTTCTATTTTCAGGAACGTGCTCTATATAAGTATTTCCTTCTAATTTTTCGGCTAAAAGCGAAATGATTTTTTTACTTGTCATTCCGCAACAAATTAGGGGAATATATCTTTTAGGATTTTTCATGATAGTGATTGTTCCTTCTCCATCAATTATTCCTGCAAGATATGAATATAGAGCCGTTTGCCTCTGATTGTCTCGTTTCATGTTACAGTCATTGTAACACATTTACGAGAGTTCCCAGTATTCATTGTCCACATTTGTCAAAGAGCGAGCAGTTTAATGACTTGTTTAGGTCGAGGTGGACTTATGAAATCAGAAAAGGTTTATGCTCAGCTAGGTTATTAACTGAGCCACCGTGGCCGGGACATCGGTGATCGCCAGCTGGCTGCCGTCTGGCGTGACGCCCTCGGTCAGTGCTGTGGTGGCCGCGGACAGGAGGGTATATCTGCGGAAATTGATTACGTTCGTGTTGTTTCGGGGAATGTCCCGAACCTGGGCCCAGCGTCCGTGAACGTAAAGCGGGGTTGCTTTGAGCAACATCCGGCGGTCGTAGAATTGACTTGCCCCGTCGGTAATCTGGGTTCTAGTGGTTAAATTAGCCGTATTAGTGTGTAATGACTTACAGAGTCCTTTGAATAATTAATGGTCTTTTTTTAACAATCTCAAGAAAAGACTGTTAAATTTTCAAAGAACAATTAGGCATTTTTTGTTAATGGTTATTCTTGATTGAACTGGCCGGTTTTGACTTGAGTCGCCAGTTCGTCGACTTCTTTGTCGCTCATCTGCGTAACATCGGGGATTTTTCCCAAGGCCCCTTCCTTTTTGCGCTTTCCGCCCGCGCCGATTCTGCTTTTCTCGGCTTCGGCGTCAGCGTCATTCTTCTCTTTGGTTTTATCCGGAAGCTTGATACCGTGCTTTTTGGCGGCCAGGCCCAGATAAATGAGTTCCACCGGCACAGCCGCGTAACTGGGATGATCCATGTATTTGCGGACTGTCTTTTCCATTTTTCTCGCCTCGTCGCCGTAAGCGGCAAACACTTCCTGCAATTCCTTCTCGTCGGACTGTCGTTTCAGGGCGTTCGTGATTGGCGCAACTCGCTCGTCAACAGCCTTGCTGATTGCTTTCGCTCCGTCGGGCGTGAGTTCCTCGCCCTCTTCTTCCTCGCCTTCTTCTTGTTTCTGCAATTTCTCAATCTTTTTTTGCTTGCGCTCGATGATATAGTCCTTGACGCTTTTCCGCACTGGCGGTTCTGCGTCATCATCATCGGCGGCCGGCGGTGCCGGCTTTTTCTCTTTCTTTTTTTCCTCGTCGGTTTCTTTTTCCTCATCCTCTTCGGTTGAGTCCGCCCCCTCAAACGCCACAGACTGTCCTGCGTCATCTTTTAGGGCCTTGCCCGGGTTATCCGGGTCTTCGAGGTACTTGATCCCGTCAATCTCGACGATCTTGTCGTCGGTAGCTTTTTCAAGCTCTGGCATAATTCTCCTTACTCGCCGCTCATTGATAGAAATGCCGAAAACTATCCAAAATGCGGCGGAAATACTCGGCGTTCGACAACGCCGGACAAATAAAAAAGACTCCGTGGGGGAGCCCAAATCTCGGCTTATAAGAAATGCGCACATGATCTTATAAGCCCGGATTCAGGCTTCCCGGTTGGTCGTCTTTCTTTCGTAAATTCTTGCTATTGATTAAGTTGTCAAAGGGCTATTCGAACGGATCAAGCTCCACTGGAAATTCCCTCAAATCATCGCCATATTCCCTCATCAGTTCTTCCGGCAAATTCAGCAAATTTTTTCGATCCGAGAGTTTATCCTGAATCCATTTCAAATCATTGATGTTCTCTATCTTCACTGTCGGATCATTGCCTTCGAGCTGGTTTTGCGAGTCCCGGATATTCTGCTCCAGCACCTTGCGAACTATCTTCCAGCCGTCATGCCTGACCAGGCTTTGCAGCGCGGACAGGATTTTCGCTTTTCGTTCTATAGGTAATTCGTTAGCCATAATACCAGGTTATAAATCAAGCGGGCATCATTTCAGTTTGCTGCGGCGCCATTGTTTTTACCGATGTTTTTCCGCTTTGTTCAGAGGGCGGGGCCACAGGCGTAAATTGAGGCATACCCGGCTTCGGCGGAAACTGATCCGGGTGTTCGGCCTTATACATCATCATGTGCTTGTGCGCTTCAATATGCGCGAGTTTGGCTTTGGTGTCAACCGCCCGGTTATGGATTTCCAAATGCACAATATCCTCATCAATCGGATTGACTTTGGGCAACTTGTTTTCGTTTATCCGCGAATTCTCGTCCTCGGCGCGCAGTTCGTGAATAGTCGGCGGAAACATCATGGTTGATTCGGATTTCTTCACCCCGGTAATTTTGGCAAGCTTGCGGAACACATACGGCCGGTTCGTGGCAGGGTCCTGAATTGCCATCTGCGCCAAAAATCCAAAACTGTCGAATTGTTTCTTGCGGTTTGTTTCGGCCTGAATCGCGCTTTCGATAAACACATCAGGGTCAATGTCGGCGATAATATTCTCCCTGGTCAGCGTCCGCCAGGTTGGGGCAAGCGGCCCCTGAATCCGCACGACTTTTTTGGAAATTTCCTCATCGCCTTTGAAATAATCCTTATAGAGCCGATACCATTGCTGCCAAAACCGCCTCTCCGACCAGCCGAAAATCCTCGCCCCCAGAGAATGTCGGGAATCCTTGCCGGCCGCGACGAGTTGCGTTTCGCCCAACGTGCGCGTCTGGCTCGGTTGCACGCCTTGGGCCACTTCCGGCGCGGCCACGGCCTTTTGCGCGGCCATATCAAGAATATTCAAAATCAAATTCACTTGTTGATGAAATACCGATTTTTGAATGGGTGCTACCGCATTGAGCGTATCGCCCTTCACCGGCACGAATTTATTAAAACCGAAAGTCAAATCGTTCGGATTGGTGATTTTTTTCTTGTCAAACAAATACATCGGGTAAAGATCAGCTTTGGCCGATTCCATGCCGAGGTTGATCATTACCGACCGGGCGCGTTGCTTGTCCTCAATCAGGTCAGGAATAGACACGCCATCCAGTTCATGCGCGATTGGGAATAGAGACCGCTCAATCGCCGGCCACTTCTTACCTTTGACTTCCTGATAACGGATAAGCAGGTTACGCTGATTGGCCAATGAGACCAGATATTTTTTTCCGCCCACGTGCGTAAACCAGTTCAAGATTTCGTAATTGTAGTTCTCGTCCAGATTTTCTTCTTTGTAACGGCTCTGCTGCCGCCCCAAGGCCTCGGCCCGGGCTTGTCTGGCCTCCTGGGTCATACTCTTCAAATCCTTGGCTTTTTTCATGGCCGACACGTTGAAATAGTTTGAGTCGTCTTTGAGCTTCCATTTCATGGTCGAGCCTTCCCAACCCCAGAACCGGAACGCGTCCTTGCCTCTGACATTGCCATTGATCGAAATTCCGTCCGGGTCACGCAATAAGGTCATCGGATCCAGCACCTCGGGCACCGGCGCCATAATCTCGGGTGCGCGATCAAATTCATTCATCAACACATAGCCCTTGCTGTAAAAGCAAGCGTCAAAGCCCCAGTCATAATCCACCTCGTCCTTTTCCATAATACCGTGATCAAATTCCGACAGGGCCGTAAGATTTTCGGCCGTCTCATCATCCCCTTCTTCCCGGCCTTCCCACCGCGAGGATAACCTGTCCTCATACAGCTCGGCGAAAACCGTGTTAAACACCGTAAACAGCAGCGGATCGCCCACTTTGGATTGGTCCCGTTTCTGGTTGTTGTACAGTTTGAGCCGCTTCAAACCCAACTGCCGCTTCGCGTCAAAATCGTCATAGCACAGAGTATATTCGCTCTGTACCTGCCTGATGATTTGGCTTTCTTTTTTGGCCGTAAGGCCGGACGGAAGGACTTCCTTATCGTCCAGTTCCACCTCGGCCATAGGTTTTGGCTCCATGTCAGGCATTTTTTTTGCGGGTTACGGATTTATAATTATGGACTTCGCCCGAATAACTTTTGCCGTTCAAATAACAAATTTTAATATACTGGATTTTATTGACTCGTTTGCTCCTGACCCGGCCGCCCTTCGCGATACAATTTAGAAACGGTTGCGGCATTTATAACTTCCCGCCTTTAATCCGGCGCAGTATTCCACGGCCTTCGGGAGTCTTTTTTATCCGTTCCTCCTGACGTTTCCCGTATTCTCCCCCAGCAAGCTGATTTTTAACCGCCCTCACTGTTCCCGCGGCCGCGTGAAAAATTTTATCCAGCAGTCTAATGTTGATATGGCTCATTTTAATAGGGTTTGCGTCCGGGTTTCTTTTTGTCCATATTTTTGGGAGGTCAAAAATTCCCTGACCTCTTTTAATTTTTTTTCAAAATCTTCATTGCACACCCGGTCCGGCCCAATTTGGTTCAAAACATTTGGCGAGATCACCTTCCCGCAGGCGCAGATTATTTCCGGCATATCAGACCTCCAAAATGTGCGAATGCTCTTTTTCGCGGCAGACCCTTATTCTGTCCTTTATTCTGCACTCCCCGCAACCGTAATAGCCCATTTTATGGCAACGGCAGCGACAAAACAGCTCATCAATCAATTCCCTTATTTCAGACATCGGTTTCTTCTCCCTCGATCTCTTCGATGCCGACGGCCATGATTTCAAAGTGTCCCTGAAAGCCCTGCGGGGTGATTTCCTTGCTGACCATTCTAACGTGCAGGTGCATGGTATATTCCTTATTCGGCTCCCAGTCCTTGACCTCCAAAAGATCGGCCTCGGTCAAAGAAAAAGACGGATAAATCGGCTGGTGTTTCCCCACATAGTCCATCATCGCGCCGTGGTTGTAAGGCGTGACTTTTTTCATCTCAACGGCAACTTTGGGTTTGGTGAGGTGGTTCATTTTCTTCATGGTTATTTTAATTAAGCAAACGGATCAAAGTCTTTTTGAGTTTTCTCCCCGATATGGCTTCCCGCGAAACTGCTCTGCATTGGCGTCCATCGCGGCTCCTGGATCAGAATACGGCCCAAACATTCAATTTTGTGGTCGTCCTTGTCCTTTGGCCGCTCCTTCGGGCTCTTATCCTCGGCCGTCCGGCCTTTCCAATCGTCCCACTGATAATGCTCAAGTTCGTAAATAATCCTGGGGTTAGTATCAAAAATATACAGTTCCGGCGCGACGATGATTTCTTTACCGACTCTCTTGTAGTCCAGCGCGTCCCGGATTCGCCTGTCGGACCGCGTGCGATCTTTGGTGGCCTTCTCGTAATCCAGGCCGTATTCGTTCGCCAGTTCCGCGGCCAAAGATTTGTTCTCGGGATCGTCCCCGTGCTGATCCTCAATATACGCGGCCGGTTCAAGCAACATTTGCTCGATGCGGTACGACTCATTCTTTTTCAAGATCCGGGCCGCCAGAGTGCGGGTTTTGGCGCTGACCGTCAATTCGTCAACAATAAACTTCGTGCCGTCCTTGTTCACCGCCACCCACAAGCCGGAGTCGGGATTGCGCGGGTGCGTATCAAGGGCGTGGAACACCGCAAAGTCTCGCTTGGTGATGACAAACGGCTCAATCACATGAATTCTTCGATCAAACTTCTTGAACACAAGACCGGATAAATGCTGAAATCGGCCGTGTACGCGGGCCTCAATCTCGTCCTCGCTGTACTCGGCAATCATCCGTTCAATATCGCTATGCTTCAAAATTCCCCGGATACCGTGCGCAACGCAGTTCTCCTCCACGTCCGCGTAAATCGTGGCTCTTTGGCCCTCCTTGGTCTGGTCATAGCTCACGATGTGGTCATACATCCAGGCGCTTCCGGTCAAAGGGGTCGCGGTGATAAAAATGATTCCGCCTTTTCTCGTGCGGGCCACAGTCGCCTTATAAATCAGAAGTGGCGGCGGTTCGTCAAACCAGCAAAACCCCAAAGTCGCGGATTCAAATTCCTTGACGTCCTGCTCATAAGTTAAAATGTCGATGAACCAGCCATTGTCGAACTGCCATTGTGCCTCGTAATTCTTACCGCCTTTGCTTGTGGTATACCGGCCAACCGGCAGCCATTTCTTGAGCTCGGGAATAAGAACGGTTTGAATGGTCGTCGGATCTGAAACTATGCGGCCGCGTTTCCGATACGGCCATTTATCAAAGAGCGGGTAATCAAACCAATCACTGGACTTTCCAAAAATTATATTCGCGATTGTGGCTACTCCGGCCGCGGTCTTGCCTATGCCATTGCCAGCCGAGAATAAGGAAACAAAAGTCTTGCCTTCCCCAACCTGTTCGATAAACTCCTCGCATTTGCCGTTCGGGACATAATATTTATACCGATTTTGCTTTCGCCGTTTTGCCAGCGCCAGCTTTAGCGCCTCGTCGCTTCCCCGCGACAGCAACACGCTTGGCGAGCTCATCCTCGATTTCTTCGTCAGAGTAGTCATCAAATTCATCTTCGATTTTTACCCGTTCCGGAGCATACTGCCCTTTGACTTTCCGGTACATATCAATCCCTTTGGCTTTGGCCGCGAGATCCGCAAATTGGTTGATGAGAAACGAGTGTTGCGCATTAACGTTCTGGTCGTTATAGCCGAGATCGTCAATCCGCATTTGCAAATACGCGATCACATCCGGGTTCTGGAGTTGCTGGTGGGCTATCATTTTTGCGGTGTGCACGGAATATCCCGCCTCCCTGGCCGCCCCGGCGCCGTCGCCCTGCAAGCCCAGGTATGCCTCCGCAAAAGCATGCTGTTTGAAGGTCAGTTTGCGTTTCTTGCCCTCGATATCCACGAACTCATTAAGCTTCTTTTTTATAGCTTGCAATTTTTCCGACATTCTCGTCCGGTTCCTCAATCTTCAATGATAAGTGCGATCCCAAACGATAACCGATCATGCGCGCGATCTGCCGCAAGGCTTTTGCGTTATCGCCATTCCGGCCAATCAAAATCGGCATATCAATCTTGTCACACCAGATCCGGATGAATACGCCCATATTGTCCACGGACCGCTCCGTGTGAACTTCGTCCGGCTGGTTGACCAGCTGTTTGATGATTCCTTCCAAAACTACTTGATCCTGCGACATTTTATTTCTTACAAAAAACCCCCAAGACCGTCTCAAAATAATCAATGAGACAAATTCTTAGGGTTTTTGAAATCTGCTTTGAGGATATTACTATTCCCGACGCGTGCGCTCCATTTCCACATCCTCGCCGTCAATCCACGCCCGGCCGATAAGATAACCATTGCCGATTTTCGGTTTTGTGTTCCAAATCGAGAAAAAATATTCGTGCAGATGTTCTTTGACGTGCCAGCGATAGTGAATCTGCAGCCAAAGCAATTTTGCCAGCCAGGTGAAATAGCAATGCGTGTACAGCCAGGCTCCGAACTTTGCTTGCGCTTTGACGCGGGCCCAAATAAATTGATTGACCGGGTCCGCAAGATCACACCCGGCGTCCTTGAGCACATGGCGCGTCCAGTTCTCCTGCGTGTCCCGCAAAAATTTCATCGGGCTAGTGAACATTTTGCGGCTCCTGTTTTGAAAACGGAAACACCGCCGTCGAACTTAATTTTTCAATGGCCGTGTCATCGGATTTGCATTGCAGACAAGGCGGCGAGTGGACGAATTCAGGACCGCATTCGAGATAAAATTCCGGTTCAGCGCCGCAGTCGTTGCAATGCGTTACGAGCTTATGAAAACGCATTGCAGGTTCTCGAAAGTCCCAAGTAATTTCTGGCGATGGCGGAATATAAAAAAATTTCATGGCCGTTTCAAAATTCTATTTTTCCTTCGATTTTTTCAAGGTGCAAACGCACAACCTCCCGTGTTTTTAAATCATAAATCATAAGCATTTTGTTGTCAAGAAAACCGTAAACTTTGCCGAGTTGCCGGTTGTTTTCCGCATCCCGATAAACGACTTCTTCAAACATTTTCCATTGATTTTCCGCCATTTTGTTAAGTTTAGCTAGTCTTAATTTTTTTTATCCCCAGTTTTTTAAGTTCCCATTCGTACTGCTAAATTCTTAGACCCGAAGGGTAAAGTAAAGTAGAGTAGAGTATGTCGGGTCTTGTCAGGTGACCTAAGGTCTTGTCAGGTGCTGTCTTGGTGATTTCTCTTATCTTAGCCATTCTTTTGCTGTTTTTAATGTTTTTTGACCTTTTAAAATGCGTTTGGGGCCTTTTTTACGGTTGGGACGACCTGTGGATCGTTTGTGGACAACTTTGGCCGGGTCCATGAAATATTTTTTGCCGATGAGTTTTTTCCAACTCGGGGATTTTGATTTTTTTAGATATTTATCCGGCTGTTTCGGCGCGACTTTTTTGGGCGTGGCAATCACAGCTTTGGCCGGTTTTGTCAATGGCGTCTCGTGCTTCATTGGGCACTTGTCCACTGTCTCGGGATTGTATTTCGCGCGGCAGATTTCGCAGGTTTGGTATCTCATGACTCCCAATAATCCTTGTCCTCCTGGTTTGACGTCAGAGGATTGACCAGGCAGACTATAAAATCGCCC